CAGAAGATAAAACATATATAGAATCTTTAGGCTGGAGATGCATAGAGCAGGCTCCTGTACCAAGCTATGATCCAACTAGTCAAAAATTATCTGATAGCATTTTCACTATTGAAGGGAATATTATTATTGAGACCAAGACGGTTGAAACTATTACTTCAATTGAAACTACAGAAACTACAACATCTGAAGAACAACAATTTTTAGAAAAAATTAATATACATAATATAGTAATGTCGCAACTTAGAGAATATCGTAATCAATTACTCAAAGACACTGATTACACTCAATTGAATGATATAGTAGAAAAAAATGGTACAGAATTAACTACTCTATACAAATTATATCGTCAAGAATTACGTGATTTACCAAATATCTACAAAGATGATTATGATATAAATAGCTTCAATTTGATAGTATGGCCTAACTTACCAACATCAACAACTTCAACTGAACCTTCTACTGATTCCGGAATTTAAGAAGTGGATATCAATACATTATTACTAGGTTTATATAGTCATGTGCCCTCTTTATATACATGGGGCGATAACAGTTTTGGTTTGGTTGGAAATAGCAAAGCGGCCTACTATTACAGTTGGGTTTCTATTACCAGCGGTGATGGCCACTCAGTAGCTATAAGAAGTGATTCTACTCTGTGGGCATGGGGCAACAATTATCAAGGACAATTAGGAGATGGCACTACAGTAAGTAAATCTAGCCCAGTGCAAATAAGTTCTAGTAGTTGGACAGCTGTATTTGCAGGAAAAACACATACTTTAGGAATAGATAAAAATTATTCTTTATATGCTTGGGGTAGTAATTACTATGGACAACTCGGTGATATTGGGGTAGTAGATAGAAGTTTACCTACTTTAATTTCGCAAACTACTAGTTTTATACAAATAAGTGCTGGTGAAAATTATAGTCTTGCTATTGATTCTTCTTACAGACTATATGCATGGGGTTCTAATTATGATGGCCAATTAGGATTGTTTGATACTATTCTCAGAAGTAGCCCGGTTCAAATTTCAGGAAGTTTTATTTCAATAAGTGCTGGAGAGTTTCATTCAATGGCACTCGACTCGACTAGTAAATTATATACTTGGGGTAGAAATGATATTAGTCAATTAGGAGATAGCACTACAATAAGTAGATCAAGCCCAGTACAAATAGGTACAAATTCTTGGAGTATTATTTCAGCCGGCGGGTCCCATAGTTTAGCTATTAATACATCTAATAAATTATTTACTTGGGGTGATAACCAATATGGTCAATTAGGTAAATATTCAACCTATTCAAGTTTGTATTGGTCACAGGTAGTAACCGGAGATGATCATATTTTAGCTGTAAGATATGATGGTAAGTTATTTGCATTAGGACTAAACAGTTCTGGTCAATTAGGAGATAATACAACTATCAATAGATCAAGTCCGGTGCAGATAGGAAATAGTTTTTGGAGTTCAATATCAGCAGGTAATATTCATAGTACAGGAATAACAGTAGATGGATTGTTATATGTATGGGGTAATAATTCTAATAGTGAATTAGGAACTCTAAATTTGATTAGTTATAGTAGCCCTGTACAGATCACTGGAGGTGGCAGTTGGATTGCAGTCTCTTCTGGAACACATAATCTAGCTATTTCATCGTATGATTATGGTTTATATGGGTGGGGAACAAATACTTATGGTCAAGTAGGAGGTCAAACCTCTACTATAGCCCTATCTTGGAAGTCAATGAGTATAGGTGATGGCGGCTACGTAGCAGCCATAAGTCCAGACAATTTATTGTTCACATGGGGATTGAATAGTAACGGAGTACTAGGAAATAATTCTACAGGTTCCGGGTCAAATCCTCCGGCAAAGATTGGTAATAGCAGCTGGTTACAGGTTAGTGCGGGCGGGGCCCATGTTTTAGCCATTGATAGTGATGGATATTTGTGGGGCTGGGGATTAAATTCTTCAGGACAAATTAGACCTGATACACCTTTTTCTTGGATTACAGTTAGTACTGGGAATAATTATAGTGCAGCAATACGACAGGATGGCAGATTATATGCATGGGGATATAATTTTTTTGGTAATCTAGGAGATAACACTACCACCCTTCGAAGTAGTCCAACACAAATAGGATCATTGTCTTGGGTATTTATAAATACTGGAAGTTTACGCACAGGTGGTATTACAAACAGTAATAAATTATATGTGTGGGGAAGAGGAGTTAGTTATGCAAATGGTACAGGAAACCTTTCAGACCAACTCTCCCCTATGATGATTATATGGCCTAAAAGTTTTGTTTCAGTGAGTTCAGGTGATAGTTTTGGTATAGCAGTTAGTTCTGATTTTAATTTATATAGATGGGGCACTGGACAAGCTGCATTGGGTCTGTCCGGGATAACAGGTTATGAAACTGTTACTAGCGTTAGAATACCTACATCAGAAATTTCAGGAGTAAGCACCTATTGGTCAGTATATCAAGGTTATAGTAACGGGGTTACCCTTTCTGCTACCGATGCTAATTATAGTATAGGAGCATCTGACAATTTTACTATTGAATTTTGGGCATTTAATATACCTTCCGGTGGATCGGTCGGACTCAAACATAAAGTTATTGGAAATGCAGATTGGTGGGTAACGCTAGGTAATAGTGGTTATACATCCGGCTGGGCATTTAGTTGTTCTGCCCAGAATGATGGTAACATAAATGCATATGGTAATACTACTGGTGTAGCTGCTCCATCAGATACTTGGCATCATATTGCATTTGTAAGAAATAGTGCTTTGAATACTTATTATGTTTATCTAGATGGAGTTTTAACAGCTACAACGCCATATGCAGGAGCTGCACCAATAATATCTACGTTAACTAACATAACGCTAATGGAAAGCTGTAATGCATATATAAGTAATTTGAGATTTACAAAAGCTATAGTTTATAGTGGGTCTAGCTTCACAGTACCTACATCACCACTGACAAATATTTCAAATACAGTAATACTTGCATTTCAATCTAGTTCACTGACAACTGATTATAGTTCAAATGCAGTAACATTTACAGTCAATGGTGACCCATCTTCGTTCCTTATGCAAATGACTAATGAATTTTATCCATCAAGTTTTGGATCTACTTCAGTACCTACCTCATACGCATCTGCAACTGCCTCTGCTAATGGTGTTACAGCCATAACAACTGACGGAAAACTTTGGTCTTGGGGTATTAATAATACGGGTCAATTAGGATTAAATGATACCATAAATAGAAGTAGTCCGGTTCAGATAGGTAGTGATACCGATTGGTCTTATGTAAATAGTTGCTCAGGAACAGGGCATACAATTGCTTTAAAAAATAATGGAACTCTGTATGTATGGGGGACAAATACATCAGGCCAATTGGGACTAGATGATACTATTAATAGAAGTCAACCTGTACAGGTACCTGGCAGTTGGATATCAGTTAAAGCAGGATTTGGTCAAACTTTAGCAATTGATACAAATTACTTATTATGGGCATGGGGTACCAATGCCCAAGGTCAATTAGGAGATGCAACTATTATATCCCGTAGCAGCCCGATACAAATTGGCTCTAGTTCTTGGAATGCTATTTCAGCAGGAGTCAATTCTTTAGGAATACTTACCGATTCCAATAATTTATTACAATCATGGGGTACTAATCAATACGGTAGCATAGGAGATTTTAGTTTAGTATATAGATCAGCACCAACTCAAGTTGGATTCTCTTTAACGGCCGTGCTACTATCTAGGTCAAGCCCAGTTCAAATCGGTACAGATATATGGAAATATGTGAGTGCAGGTGATAGCCACTCTGTAGGAATAAAAACTGATAATCAATTATACACTTGGGGTAATAATTCAAATGGACAATTAGGTGATGGGACTACAACTAACAAGTCGAGTCCCACTCAGATAGGAAATTTATCATGGACTTCTATTAGAACAGGACGTAATTATACTGCTGCAATTACTGGTTCAACATTATACGTATGGGGAGAAAATAATGCTGGGCAATTAGGTGATAATACTACTATTAAAAGAAGTAGTCCAGTCCAAGTTTCTGGTAGTTGGAATACGGTTGAAGCCAGTACCAGTACAACTTATGCAATAAGTAGTGATACTTATTTGTATGGTTGGGGAAGTAATCTTTCAGGCCGATTAGGTGATAACACTACAATAGATAGATCGAGCCCAATACAAATAGGTACTAATATTTACACAGTAGTAAATGCAGGCTCTCAATATGTAATGGCGCAAACATCAGATAATGTAATATATAGTTGGGGGAATAATTCTTTTGGTAATTTTGGAGATGGAACTACTATTAGTAGATCAAGTCCAGTGCAAGTACAAACTGGAAGTTTAAAATTAGGATATGCAAATAGAAATTTACAATTGCAAGCAATTGATAAATATGGGCATACAGTATTTGTTGGTCAGAATAGTCTTTACTGGCAATTACCGGGAGCCGGAACATCGTTAGCTAGATCAAATCCTGTACAAGTATATAATACTACTAACTCATCTTTTTATTCATATCCGGCTAGATTAGGAATAAGTAGTTGGACTTTTGTATCAGCTGGACAAAGTTTTAGTGCAGCTATACGGTCTGACGGGGGATTATTTGCGTGGGGAAATAACTCTTATGGTAATTTAGGCAATAGCGGAACAACTATCGGAAGATCAAGTCCAGTGCAATTAGGTACTAGTTCTTGGGTTATGGTTACAGCTGGCATTTCGCAAGCCGCTGCAATAAAAGTAGATAATACGCTTTGGACGTGGGGTACAGGATTATTAGGTAATAATGCTACTACTACACGATCTAGCCCAGCAGCAGTTGATGGAACATACAACAACGTTGTTGTTGGTGATGGCAATATATTAGCTGTCAGAGAGAATAATGATTTATGGGGATGGGGATTTAATAAAAATTCTGAATTAGGCATAGGAGACACTGTGCAACGTAGTAGCCCTATTCAAATACCTTCATTAAAAAACAAAGGTCATATATATCAGTTATCAATGTTTAACCAGCAAGCATTATCTATTGACCCACAGGGTACGATAGATACTTGGGGTTATGGAATTTATGGCACATTATATAATTCCCCACAATATTATAGTTGGACTTCCTTAAGTGCAGGAGATTTTCATAATATAGGTATAAGAAATGATGGTCAATTAATTGGATGGGGCCTCAACAATGTAGGTCAGCTTGGGATAGGGACCACCGTTAACAGATCATGGCCAACATTTATAAATGCAGAAAGTTGGATAGTAATAAGTTCAGGATCTTCATATACGGCAGCAATTAAGGCTATAGATAATTCTTTATGGATATGGGGGACGAATGCAGCTGGACAATTAGGAGACAATACAACTATTAATAAATCAAGTCCAGTACAAATTTCAGGTAGCTGGATATCAGTAAGTGCAGGCCTTAGTTTTACATTAGCAATCAAGTCAGACTATACATTATGGTCATGGGGCTTAAATTTTTTAAATCAATTAGGAGATGGTACAACTTTTAATAAATCAAGTCCAGTACAAATAAGTTCTAGTAGTTGGTCAGCGATAAATGCCGGCGGTTCACATGCAATAGCATTAACTAGTAATAATAAATTGTACGGCTGGGGTGCTAATACTTCCGGACAAGTTGGAGATGTAACAAGAAACAGTTGGACTCAAGTAGCATCCGGGGGCGGTACTAACTTTTTTGCGTTAAGATCCTCAGGAGAATTATATGGTTGGGGGCATAATACGAATGCTTCTTTAGGACTAAGTTCGACTGCTACCGGAGCTAGGTCCAGCCCAGCACAAATTGGAACTCCTGATCCAGTAAATCCTTGGGTTTATGTTAGTTCTGCTTACCGAGCAACATTAGCCATTAAAAGTGATGGTAGTCTGTGGGCATGGGGCTACGGCGCCTCTGCTGGAAATAGTATTTTTATAGGTTTTAGTAACTCTCCTAACGTTACTGCGCCAGCTTTAGTGCCTACAACAAGTTCACGTAGTTGGTCTATGGCAGCGGTCCATGAGAGTTCAGCCGCTATTATTGCAACTGATGGTACTTTATGGGTATGGGGAGCGAATGGGCAAGGGTATTTAGGATTGAATGATAGAACTGCTAGAACTAGCCCAACACAGATACTCGGATCTTGGAACACTGTATCTGTTAATGGTACATCAACTATAGCTATTCGGAATGATAATACGCTTTGGAGTTGGGGAGATAACTCTAATGGACAACTTGGATTAAATGATCTAATAACTCGTAGTAGTCCTGTACAAATAGGAACTGAATCTGATTGGGATGGTGTTTCAGATTCTGGCGGTAGTAATTTTACTTTTGCAATAAAAACTAACGGTGCATTATATGGATGGGGATTAAATACTGCTGGTCAATTAGGATTAAATGATCTAATAAATCGTAGTAGTCCTGTACAGGTAGACGTAGGTAGTAGTTTTATACAAATAGCAAAAGGCACTGGACATATAGCAGCTATAAAATCTGATAATACATTATGGGTATGGGGAGAAAATAATAATGGCCAGTTAGGACAAAATGACTTGATAAGTCGCAGCAGTCCTACCCAAGTAGGAACTAATTCATATATAATGGTTGCTACACTCGGAGATCCACTAGGAGTAGGTAGAGCTACTCTAGCAATTTCAACAACTAATATTTTATGGTCTTGGGGCGGCGCTGGAGGATTTCTTGGACTAAATGATGCAATAGCTAGAAGTAGTCCAACCCAAATCGGCAATTCATTTAATGATACCTTGATCTACAGTCCAACTCAAATAGGTACAGATAGTTGGTCACAAATTTCAGCAGGTCAAACTCATAGTGCAGCTATTAACTCTTCTGGATTACTATTTACTTGGGGATTAAATACACTAGGACAGTTAGGAGACGGTACTCTCATATCTCGTAGTAGCCCTTTTCAAGTAGGGTCAAGCAGTTGGATGTTTATTTCTTCCGGGGATGATTTTACTTCAGGTATAACGACAGACTATGCTGGATTTGCCTGGGGCCAAAATAATTTTGGTCAATTAGGACAAAATAATACGGTAAACCGTAGCAGTCCGGTAATTACCTCAAGTGGTTCAAGTTTTTCTATAGTTACTTCAGGCTTTAGCCATAGTTTAAATGTTAGAGCAATATCCGATTTTGGTGTGCTGGGGTCTGGTTATGGTGCAACTGGTCAATTTGGTATCGGCGCAGTCCTTAATAGAAGCCAACCTGTACAGGTCTCCGTAGCAGTAACAGTTTCTACTAGTAGCCCTATAGTATTGTTATCATCTATATATCCATATGAAAGTAGCCCAGTACAAATAGGAACTAATGATTGGGCTAAAATTAGTGCTGGAAGCACACACAGTTTAGGGACAAATTATAATAATTTATTATTCGCATGGGGACAAAATAATTATGGTCAACTTGGAAATAACGATATACTAAATAGAAGTAGTCCTGTACAAATTAATTCTCGTATTAGTAATATAAGTTCAGGATATAGTTTTAGTTCAATAATTAATGAAAATAATCAAGCGTATCTATTCGGACAAAATAATTTTGGACAGATCGGAGATCTGACATGAGTATAACTACTAATCGATCAAATCCAACACAACTTTCTGCATTTAGCAATAGTTATATTCCCTCACCATATTTACTAGCTAGTAATTTTAAACAAGTAAGTATAGGTATAAGCCATGCACTTGCTATAGGTGTTGATGGAAAACTTTATGCGTGGGGGACAAATAACTACGGACAACTAGGTAATAATGATATAATAAATACGTCTAGTCCAATTCAAATAGGCTCTAGTACTTGGATAGGAGTTTATACTGGATTAAATTATTCATTAGCATTAAGTAGTGACAACTTATTATTTGGTTGGGGATATAGCCAATATGGAGAACTTGGAGTCAACATTCCGTCAAATGCATATCGTAGTAGTCCTGTACAAGTAAACACAATTAGTTGGAATAGTATAGGTGCTGGACAAAGCCACGTTGTTGCATTAAAAAGTGACAATACATTATGGGCTTGGGGAGCCGGCACTTTAGGTCAAACTGGACAATATCTATATTATAATTTAAGTAGTCCATTACAAATTGGCACAAGTTCTTATCTACAAGTTGATGCTGGCAATAATTATACTGTAGGATTAACAACTGATTATAAAATAGTAACTTTTGGGGATAATACATATGGGCAATTGGGATATTCAACCGCAATAACAAACTCATGGAGTCAAATTGCAGGAAACGATGAATATACTTTAGCCATTAGAACAGACGGTATACTGTTTGGGTGGGGTATAAACACTACTGGTCAGTTAGGATTAAATGATGTAATAAATCGCAGTAGCCCTACACAAATTAGCACTGATACCTGGTCTATGGTTGTAGTTAACGGGGGCGGGGTAGGCGCGGCCCCAGCTGCTATACGCACCGACGGTACATTATGGTGTTGGGGTAATAATAACGTAGGTCAAATTGGAAACGGGACTACTATAACTCGTAGTAGTCCTGTACAGGTTAATGGATCTTGGATTACTGTGTCTGCAGGAAAATCACATAAAGCAGCGATTAAATCTGATAGCACCATGTATTTATGGGGATTAGGGACTTCCGGTCAACTAGGAAATAATACCACAATCAGCAGATCAAGCCCAGTGCAAATTACTGGCGTCGGCAGTTGGACATCGGTATCAATAGGTGATGTATCAAGTTATGGTATTCAAACGAATAACACATTGTGGGCATGGGGCCTTAATTCTTCAGGACAGCTTGGTAATACTTCAACACTTAATAGAAGTAGTCCTATACAAGTAGGAGTTAGTTCATGGTCTATAGTACAAGCTACAACAGTCAGTGTATTTGCTGTTAAATTAAATAATAAACTATATGCTTGGGGTCGCAACGATAATTCAATATTGGGCACCAATGATCAAATATATCGCAGTAGTCCCGTACAAATACATAGTGCTAATTGGAGAACTAGTGTAGGAACATTAGCTGGTTATAGTATTGCAAGTGCTGTAAATTCTTTTGGGATACAAGATGATTATACTTTGTGGGGGTGGGGTAGTAAAACACTATTATTAACCAGCGATTTTAATACAACACCGCTTACATATAGTTGGACACAACTTAGTGCAGGCCAAAGTCATTCAGCCGCAATTCGCAGTGATGGTAGATTATTTTTATGGGGTCTAAATAGTGCAGGTCAGTTAGGTGACGGTACTACAATATTGCGTAGTAGCCCGGTACAAATAAATGCATGGGATGAAGGTGGATTTTGGCTAAAGGTAAGTGCTGTTGGTAGTAGAACCGTTGCAATTAGAAGTGATTATACTATATGGGCATGGGGATTGAATAATGGATATATAGGTATTGTCGGTAATTCTGTAAGTCGAAGTAGTCCAATTCAAATTACAGCGGCACCAGTGTTGAGTTATACTGCAATTAGTGCTGGTATTGATGACACATTAGCATTGACTAATACCAATTTAGTATATACTTGGGGAAGATTAAATGCAACACCTCAACTAATAACATCGGGTACTGGCTCTTACACTCAAATTAGTGCAAATGGATCACAATCTTTTGTGATTGATACTGCTGGTAAGTTATTTGGTTGGGGGGATGATACACTGGGTCAACTGGGAACTTCGGTAGCCCCTTATCAATGGTCTACTGTTTTCCAAGATAAGGGATATGCTTCATTTGGGGCAGATGCTAGCTTTGCATTAAGAAGCGACAGTACATTGTGGGTTTGGGGTACTAATAGAAATGGCGTATTTGGTACCGGAGAAGCAGCCACTATTGCTAGAAGTAGCCCTGTGCAAGTTCCCGGCAGTTGGTCTTCTGTGGGTGTTGGTCAAAGTTATGCCATAGGTATTAAGACTGACGGGACACTATGGGGATGGGGATACAATCAAACTGGTGTATTATGGGATGCATATACTATAAACACTGCTAGGTCTAGCCCAGTACAAATGGGTGTAGGAACTAGTTGGAGTAAATTATCAGTAGGGACATTAAACGCAGCCGCGATCAATACTAGTGGGCAACTATATACATGGGGATATAATATCAATGGTCAATTGGGTATAGGTGATCAAATAACTAGAAGTAGTCCAGTTCAAGTACCAGGATCCTGGACTTTAATTTCTAATTCTACTACTACGTCAGGTTTTGGCTCTTTTGCCTTTGGAATAAAGTCAGATAATAGTTTATGGTCGTGGGGGGATAATGCTTACGGAACTTTAGGTAATAACAGTATCGGAACAATAACTTCACCAATCCAATTATTAGGTACATGGAGATATGCTGATGCAGGTGTACTTAATGGATTTGCTATAAAATCTGATAATACCTTATGGGGTTGGGGATCGAATGCAAGCGGCCAGTTAGGCCAGAATGCTATTTTACCAACTTATAGAAGTTCACCTGTACAAGTGGCTCCTAACAACTTTTTTAGTGGGGTTACAACAGGAAATTTTGGTACATTAGCAACTAGACTCGACGGCACTATATTAGGCTGGGGCCCAGACAATGGACGCGGAGTTTTAGGGTTAAGTACAACTATTGCTAGAAGTTCCCCAACTCAGGTCGGAACACTATCTTGGAGTATGGTAGTAATTGCTCTTAGCACAACATTAGGTATTACTGCAGGTGGAGTGCCTGGCACTACTGGAACTCTTACTAATTTATATGGATGGGGTAGTAGTATAAGTAACGGAACTTCAGTCATACGTAGTAGTCCAGTACAAATTAATTCTGCAACATTGATTCAGTACAGAAGTAGTCCTGTTCAAATAGGTAGCAGTAGTTGGTCTGCGGTCAGCGCCGGCACTAGTCATACATTGGGAATAACTACTACTGGAAATATGTATGCTTGGGGAGATAATAGTTTAAGACAACTTGGAATAACAACATTGACAACCGGATCAGTAACTCCACAAATTGATAGCCAAGCCTATCTTAGATCAGGGGATAACTCCTTATTTACATGGGGCAACAATGATGTTGGGCAAGTAGGGGATGGTACTATACTAGGTAGATCAAATCCAGTGCAAATACCAGGTTTATATACATTGGTAGCTAGAGCTAAAACTTCTACACTTGGTCACACATTGGCAATAGAAACTGACAATTCTCTTTGGGGCTGGGGATACAATTCTCAAGGAATTTTAGGTGATGGTACTACAGTAAATAAATCTACCCCTGTTTTAATCAGTAGTGATTATAGTTGGATTCAGATTGCGGCTGGTATAAGTCATAGTTTAGCAATAAGATCGGATAATACACTTTGGGGTTGGGGCTTAAATAGTGCAGGTGAATTAGCTAATTTAAGCTGGAAATCTATAAGTGCCGGTACTAGTCATACATTAGCTATACGAAGTGACAATATATTATTTGGTTGGGGATTTAATACTTCAGGGCAAGTAGGTGATTCTACTGCAATATCTCGTAGTTCCCCGGTGCAGATCGGTGCAATGATGTGGAAAAAAATATCTGCAGGGAATAATGCAAGTTTTGGTATTCGTACTGATGATAGTCTTTGGTGCTGGGGAACTAATACCAATGGCGTATTAGGATTTGGACAGGCATCCACAATCAATAGAAGTAGTCCTATTCAACTAGGTGTTGGGGGATGGAATGACGTATCAATAACTCAACATGTATTAGCTGTAGCATATAACGGAACACTATGGGCTTGGGGATTAAATGCTGCAGGTCAATTGGGAAATGGAACCGTTATAAGTAGATCAAGCCCGATACAAATTGGCTCTGGTTCTTGGAACTCAGTAAATGCTGGAATAAGCCATTCAATGGCTATTACTCTTACCAATAGTCTATATACATGGGGTACTAATGCAACTGGTCAGTTAGGAGATGGAACTACAGTAAACAGATCAAGCCCAGTACAAATAGGGTCAAGTAGTTGGTCACAAGTTGCTGCAGGGAATAGTCATAGTTTGGCAATTACATCTGATAAAAAATTATATGCATGGGGTACCAATGCAACTGGTCAGTTAGGGGATGATACTGTTATTAATAAGTCAAGTCCAATTCAGATAGGTTCAGGAATAGAATCTGGTTCTTGGATAATAGTTAGCGCAGGCGCAAGCCATTCAATGGCTATTACTAGTACTGGGAATTTATACGCATGGGGAAGTAATGCATCTGGGCAAACAGGATTAAATGTAGGAATAACAATCAATAGATCAAGCCCAACTCAAATAGGTACAAGTTCATACTCTCAGATTTCGGCCAATGGCAGTCATAGCTTGGCAATTGCATATGATTTATATGTTTGGGGTTTAAATGCAGCTGGACAATTGGGGCAAAATAATACATTAAATAGAAGCAGTCCGGTACAAACAGGATCTTCATTATTATACAAAATTAATAGAAGCAGCCCTATACAAATAGGATCTGAATCTTGGACTAAAATTACAGCAGGTAACGGATTCAGTATTGGCATTAGAACAAATTCAACAGTATGGGCATGGGGAACAAACTCTGTAGGACAATTGGGAGATAATTCAACAATTAGCCGTAGTAGCCCAGTACAAGTTGGTACATTATTGGCAACAGAAATAGTTGCCGGTGCTACTCATAGTGTAGCAATTGACACTTCTAACAAATTGTATATATGGGGTCTAAATAGTGCAGGCCAGTTAGGATTAGGTGATGTAGTGACTCGTAGTAGTCCTGTACAAATGGGTACTAGCGATTGGTCTCAGGTTAGTGCAGGACAAAGTCATACATTGGGGTTACTAACAGATAGTACAGGATACGGATGGGGATTAAATTCTTCAGGTGAACTAGGAGATAATACTTTAATAAGTAAGTCAAGTCCAGTACAAATTGCCGGTTCTATAACAAGCTGGTATATTCTTCAGGCAGGCGTTGCAAGTTCATTGGGGATATCAGGTACAGCATTATATACTTGGGGATTAAATTCTTCAGGTCAATTAGGTGATGGAACTGCTACAAATAAATCTAGCCCACTGTTTATTAGATCAATATGGTATAGTAATAATATTTTAGAATCAAGTCCAATACAAATTGGTTCATCAAATGTTTGGAGTAAAATAGCCGCTGGTACTAATCTTAATTCTGCAACAACTTCAACCAATAAATTATGGTCATGGGGAATTAATACTCGAGGGCAAGTAGGGGATGGTACTACAATAAGTAGATCAAGCCCAGTGCAAATAGGAAGTTCAAGTTGGACGTTGATAAGTTCTGGAGAAATTAACAGTTTAGCAGTCAAACCCATAATAGCAAATATATGGTCATGGGGTTTGAATAACGGGAATGCAGGATCAAACCTACTGTCTAGTCCAGTGCAAATTAATACTGCAACTATGGCATATGCATTTATACCTATTGAACTTACTTCTGTCAATACAAATAGTTACACTCAAGTACAAGCTGGCGCAAGCGTAATTACTACATTATCATCTAGTAATCTATTATATGTATGGGGAACATATGCTGGCGGGAAGTTAGGTACCGGGACAGTTAATACGAGTAGTCCGTTGGTTGTCGGCCCAGATGCATACCCTTATAATTTTAGCCCTACAATAATTGATAGCTCTACCAGCTACACTCAAATTAGTGCAGGATATCGACATGCATTAGCGTTAAAAAATGATAATAAATTATATGGTTGGGGAGGATATGCAGCTACTAATCCAATTGACGCAAGATATAGTTGGCAAAAAATTGCTGCCGGCCTTAATTATTTTATAGGATTACGAGCAGACGGAACAATATGGTCTTGGGGAGAAAATACATACGGACAATTAGGAACAAATGACACAATAAATAGAAGTCTTATATCTCAAATAGGTTCTGACAATACTTATATAAATGTAACTGCCGGTACGTCTTTCACTATGGCGTTAAAAGCTAACGGTAGTATTTTTAGTTGGGGTAGTAATTTATACGGACAACTTGGTTTAAGTGATACAATTGATAGAAGTAGCCCGGTGCAAATTTCTTCAGGGGCAATATTTACAAAAATAACAACAGGATCAAGTCATTCAATGGCTATTGATAGTAATATGCAATTGCATACCTGGGGATTAAATGGTGATGGGCAATTAGGATCAAATAACAGAACAAATACATCAACACCGGCTATAGTAACATCATTGAGTTATATTACGCTATCAGCAGGTCAACTCACTAGTGCTGCAATTGCAAGTAATGGCTATTTATATATATGGGGATACAATAATGTCGGACAACTTGGATTAAATGATGCAATAGCTAGAAGTAGTCCAACACAATTAGGTACGTCTACGTATAAAAAAGTAAGCATATCACATACCACCTCTCATATTATTCGTGCAGATGGTTCACTTTGGGGGATGGGCACAGGTATTTATATAGGAAATAATGCTACAACAAATCAAACGTCGCCGGTTTTAGTAGGTGGTATATATGCATGGACTGATATAGAAGGGTCTCCAAATACATCAAATATAAGTATACAAGCCAAACGTGAAGATGGCACATTATGGGTTTGGGGAAATAATATTAATGGTAAATTAGGATTAAATGATCTAATAAATCGTAGTAGTCCAACTCAAATAAGTACTAATTTTAACTATGGTAATCCTGCACAAAGTGGCAATAGTTGTGCTGCAATGATAGATACTAGTGGTCAATTGTATACTGTCGGTGCAGGTGATTTAGGTCAATTAGGTGACAATACTACTATACAGCGTAGCAACCCTATACAAGTGGGAATATACTCAACATATTCCCCTACATTAATATCAAGCCAAAGCTGGATAACTGTAACTGCTGGTGAAGATGTGAGTTTTGCAGTAGACCCCTCTAAAACATTGTATGGTTGGGGTCTAAATACTAGTTATCAGGTCGGGATAGGTACTGGACCATACATAGTGTCAACACCTACTGCGGTAGCTACTAGAATAAGTTCTGTATCACAAGACGGTTCTACAGGTGGATATATAAAAAATCCTTAATACTAATTAATGCATAAGTAATAGCATATTGTTATAAGAGGATAAACATGCATGAAATAGATGAAATGTTGAAGCTCCAACTTGAGGGCAAACATAAAGAAGCAAGAGTATTAAGTGATAAACTAGAAGCAATTGGTCCAGAAAAGATTCTTGACCCAAATGGTAAAAACACCCAAGATATTTGGATGCGTCATTGTTTCAATCGCGGCTGGTTCTTAATACAAGATGGTGATTATCAAAAGGGTTGCCAATATTTAGAGAACGGTCGTTTCTTAAGTGTATACGGTAGTCCACCATTACGCACAGACGCACCAATTTTTAATCCAGATCAACATGATATTAAAGGTAAGTCAATTATCATATCGCTTGAGGGTGGATATGGTGATGAAATTATTCATGCACGATTTGCGACTAGCTTTAAGAAATTAGGTGCAGATAAAGTTTATATCGCAGCCGCTCCAGAATTAGTAAGTGTATTTGAACGTATTGAAGGTGTAGATAAAGTTATACTACGCAATCAAGCAAATACTGTGGGACATGATTACTGGGTGCCCGGTTTTAGTGCAGGTTGGGTAAGTGGACATACATTTGAGAACTTCCCTGGTCAACCATATCTAACACCTTTAGCTGATAGTGTTGAGATCTGGAAGTCAATGATTACCAGTGATAAAATTAAAGTTGGTATTCGTTGGGCAGGCAATCCCAAGTTTGAACATCAACAGTTTAGACGTTTCCCGGAGAACTTCATTACCAATCTAGCAAAGTATTCTGAACTAGAAATCTATAGTTTACAAAAAGATCATAACTTAGTACAACTACCTGCCAATGTAACTGACTTGCAACACTTCTTAATCTCTTGGGAAGATACAATGGCAGCTATCAGTAACATGGATATCATTATCACTAGTTGTACAAGCATTGCACACATTGCTGCCGGCATGGGTAAAGAAACATGGGTACTAGTACCTGTATTACCTTATCATACATGGACATTCGGTAGTCCGGAGAATCGCAGATCACCTTATTATGAAACTGTAAGACTATTTAGACAAACATCTAAGAGTAAATGGAATGATACATTCCAATCTTTATACAAAGAGTTAGAAGAAAAATTTAATCTGCAACATGTTGATATGCCTGATGAGGATCGTGTACCTAAACGATTGAATATGGGTTGTGGTCTTAAGAAGATTGAGGGATTTGTTAATGCTGATATTAGTGCAAGCGTTAAGCCAGATCAAGTTGTTGATTTCAATAAATTCCCTTGGCCCTTTGCTGACAATGAATTTGACCACATTGTTGCCAAAGATATCTTAGAACACTTAGGTGATACAAGTAGTGATTTTATTAATGTTATTAAAGAAATGTATCGTATTAGTCATAATGGTGCTATTTGGGAAGTGCAAAGTCCTCACTGGCGTTGTGATACTGCGCTAGATGATCCGGATCATAAGCGATTAATCACTATGGGTATGTTCAATATGTTTAATAAACGCATGTTGTTAGAGAAGTTGCAAAAGGGTCAAAGTGACAGTGCATTAGCATTTGATCACGATGTTGATATTGAAATTGCTGATATGCAGTTTGAATATACTCCACCTTGGGAAGAAAAATTACGCAAGCGTGAGATTGGACAAGAAGAACTTAACTATGCATTGAATCATTTTAATAATGTTGCATTGAGTACAAAATATTTGATTCAAGTTCACAAACCAGGTCGCAACGACTATAGTGAATATGAACAATTGATTGAAGAAAAACTAAAGCAACCTTTAAAACTAACAAGTAATGACGTATAAAGTAACTTGGGACATGACTCCCAATGCTATGCAAAATATTGACCATATTATACGTAACAACGGAGTCCCTAATACTATTGTAGAAGTAGGTGTATATGAAGGACATACTACTTGTACTATGAGTGATTCTTATACTCCGTATAATCCTAATTTAAAAATTTACGGAATAGATCCTCACATTGGAAGTGTAGACATTGAAGAAGATCCGGTAGCTATACATAATAATTTTATGTACAACATTAATGCGTGTAAGCACAAAAATATAGAGTTCATTAGAAAACATAGTGAAGATGGATTATTAGATTTAATTAATCAAGGGGTAAAACCTGAATTCATTTATATTGATGGAGATCATCATGCAAGTACAGTATTGACAGATTTGACATTATGTTTTAAAATGTTAGTTACTGGTGGCATCATATTATGTGATGATGCTACTGATTGGAAATATATAGACAAGAATGGCACAACATCAGCACAAATGAGTCCTAGGCTAGCAGTAGAAACATTTATTGCTTGTAATTGGCATAAGTTACAAATTATTAGAATACCTGATATGGGTCAAACAGCATTTAGGAAGACATGTTAAATTTATTTAGAAACAATACCACCGCAGTAGAAAATGCGTATATTATTACTGTTAAGAGTAATCCTAATAGTGAAAGATATAGCGCACGTTGTCAAGAAAGTTGTAGACAAGTTGGAATGCCATACTCAGTATGGGATGCATATGATGGCACACGTCCCGGGGAAATTATTCCACCAGAGCAAATGAAAGACAATGCATTTATGCGTATGCTAAAAATCACTGATCATTATATGACCCGTGGGGAAGTAGCTTGTGCATTAAGTCATATCAGTCTTTGGGTTCATTGTGCTATGATAGACAAACCCATAGTGATTATGGAACACGATGCTGTGATGGTTAAAAAATTTGAATCAATAGATAGTTACAATGCAATTGTATATCTAGGTGGTCAAGAATGGAGTCATAAGGGTTGGAATATTTACCCTATTCCCCCTCATGCCAGTGACGGGAAGAACTGTTTGTTTATCTGCCGTGCCCACGCATATGCAATTGATCCTATTATGGCTAAGAATTTACTTAGTCACATTCTTAAAGTTGGAATCTTTGCCCCATTAGATATTATGTTACGTGCAGATTTGTTTACTATTGTACATCAAGGATTGTATGCATATGATGAACCTAGTGATGCATTAGATACCACTATTGCCGCTAGACCATTAGAAGGTAGAACTACTAAACGTAATGAAGAATTGAAGTGGTAATATGAGAAATTGCATATTCAGTTATTATAATTTACAGATACATCCTAACATTATAACTTGTCAATCACAAGTTATACATAAGTTATTGCAAAATCTTAAAGTAGAATATATACCTTTGCAATACAATGCCAAAGACGGAGAGTTGTATCCGGATGATTGCATCAATTATGCATTGAATGAATTATTTTACAATAGAGGATATGATAGCGTATTGATATTAGACATTGATTGTATCCCACTAAGTACTTCTGCTATCAAATACACCTTTGAAAGAATTAATCAAGGTTATTTAATGGGGAATGCTCAACGCAGTCACTATATAGAAAACAATGAGCATTTATTTATTGGAAGTAGTTGTTTAGGTATTACTAAAGGAATATACGAACAATTAGGAAAACCTGATGCTAAACCTACTTCTCGCGGAGATATTGGTGAAGAGTTTACATATCTAGCAGAAGAAAAGAATATCCCTATAGAAATGTATTTGCCTGACAATTTTGAAGCTAAACCTTATGGTGTAGACAGTTGGGCATTAAAAGATGATATGAAACATTACGGGATAGGTACAACATTTAATAATGTAATGGATAATCCTATGTTCTATCACCTATTTGAAAGTCGTACAAACTTAAATGTAGAGAGATTTGTTAAAAAATCAATCTCAATTTTGTACGAATGATAAGTAGTATGTGATCAACATATTTCAATTAAATTACGATAATCGACTTCATTCTTGGTACGAACTAAGAACAAACTTAAAAACTTCTGATATTAAAACCAAATGTGTAGAAATAGACAATTGGTGGCAAAATGCTCCATTGGTCAATCATCATTTACATATTTTGGATGTAAACTGTTGGCCTAGTCCCTGGGAACTTTTGGTAGAAAATACCTATTGTAGTGTTGCAAAAGCACTAGGGATGTGTTATACTATGCTACTATTAAATATTACAGATATAAAAATGGTTGAAGCTACTGATATGCAAGGTGAGGATCTGGTATTAGTCCTGGTTGATGATGCAAAATATATACTTAATTACTGGCCCGATACGGTACTAAGTAATAAACTAAGCAATTTCACCGTCAAGCGTAATATTGATATCACAGACCTAGAACTAAAAATTAAATAAGGCTAACCCTATGCAAACAATTAATGTCATCAAGCGTGACGGAGAAACAGTACCATTAGATATTTCAAAAATTCAAAGACAAGTAGCAAACGGATGCAGAGGCATAGATAATGTCAGCCCTAGTATGATTGAGATCAAGGCTCAAATAGAATTACACGATGGAATAAGCACGGAAATAATTGATGAATTATTGCTTAAAGCAATGGTAAATTTGATTGACGAGACAGAAAACCCAGACATTAATAATGTAAACTATCAATATGTAGCAGGACGTCAAAAGGTGTCAATGCTACGCAAAGAAGTATATGGATCATATACACCTCCCCCATTATATGATATCGTAACAAAAAATATAGAACTTGGTATGTATACTACTGAGTTATTGGAATGGTATACCAAAGATGAATGGGATATCATTGACCTGTTCATTGACCATAGCAAGGACGAAAATTACACTTATGCGGCTATCGCACAATTAACCGAAAAGTACTTAGTGCAGAACCGTGCTACTGGTCAAGTTTATGAAAGTCCTCAAGTAAGATACGCAATTGCAGCCGCCACTGCATTCCATAATGAACCTAAAGATAAGAGATTAAAATATGTCAAAGAATATTACGAATGTGCAAGTGATGGCCACTTTACTCTTGCTACCCCTGTTCTCGCTGGCCTTGGCACTACTACTAAGCAGTTTTCTAGCTGTGTACTTATTACTAGCGATGATACACTTGACAGTATATTCGCTGCCGGAGAAATGATGGCAAAGTATGCTAGCAAACGTGCTGGCATAGGATTAGAGATTGGTAGAATCAGACCACTAGGTGCACCTATTCGTAACGGTGAAATCAAACACACTGGCATGATTCCTTTCTTAAAGAAATGGTTTGGCGACTTGCGTAGTTGCAGTCAAGGTGGTGTGCGTAACGCAAGCTGCACAGTTACATTCCCAGTATGGCATTATCAGTTTGAAGATTTAATTGTATTAAAGAACAATCAAGGTACAGACGAAACACGTGTACGTCAAATGGATTATTCAGTAGTAGTCAATAAGATGTTCTTTAATCGTTTTGCTAAGAATGAAAACATCACATTGTTTGATCCACATGATGTACCAGACTTGTACGAAGCATACTATAGAGATAGTGAAGAATTTGAAAAATTGTACACAATGTACGAAAGTAAGCGTGGCATCAAAAAGAAAGTATTGCCCGCGGTAGAAATATTTAAAAATGGAATACTAAAAGAACGTACTGATACAGGTCGTATCTATCTAGTATTCATTGATAACGTAATTAATCAGGGTCCGTTTGATACTAAACTTGATCCGATTTATCAGAGTAACCTTTGCCAAGAAATACTATTACCTACAAAGCCTTTTCAACGTATTGAAGACGAGGCAGGTCGCATTGCACTATGTACATTGGGCAGTGTGAACTGGGGTGCGTTTAAGACGCCCCAAGAAATGCGTAAGGCATGTAGAGTATTAGTACGTAGTCTAAGTAATCTCCTTAGCTATCAAGACTTCCTCAGTGTTCAGAGTAAGTTAGCTAACTTAGATTTCGAACCTCTTGGTGTAGGGATTACCAATTTAGCTTACTGGCATGCCAAGCGTAGTTATAAATACGGCACGACAGAAGCATTGGCAGAAGTAAAGCGTTGGATGGAACATCAAGCATACTATCTAACTGAAACAAGCGTGGAACTAGCACAAGAACGTGGTGCATGCGGTCGTAGTCAACATACCTTCTACGGACAAGGCATCTTTCCTTGGGAACGCAGAGCAGAGGGTGTTAATGAATTAACAGACTTTAGCCCAAGTTTAGATTGGGAACCACTACGCCAGAATCTATTGAAATATGGCATTAGAAATGCTACACTAATGGCTGTAGCACCTGTTGAAAGTTCTAGCGTTGTATTAAACTCAACAAACGGTATTGAAATGCCAATGGAGATGATAAGTGTTAAAGAAAGTAAAGCTGGCAGCTTTGTACAAGTGGTGCCAGAATACAAGCGATTAAAGAACCGTTATCAATTGATGTGGGATCAAAAGGATTGTGTAGACTATTTAAAGACAGCGGCAGTATTAGCAGTATATATTGACCAGAGTCTTTCAACTAACACATTTTATAACCCAGCATACTTTAATGAAGGTAAAGTACCAGGAACATTGATTGCTAAAAATCTTATGCTTGCATACAAATGGGGTATCAAAACTATCTATTATAGTTTGATTAACAAAGTGGGTAGTAAAGTAGCACTGCAAGAAGATAATGTTATCCCATTCGTTAAACAAGATATTATTGAAGATGAAGATTATTGTGAAAGTTGTGTACTATGATGGATGCCTATGAGATTCAACAAAAATTACTAGCAGAGTGGCGCAGAATGGCATTAGCTAGTGGAGCGGATACTATAAAAAAAGTATACAATGATGTACCGGTACTTGTAAAAGTTTATGGTAAAATGTATACAGTAAGTGATGTATTATCTATAGATGGTAAAATACTTTTGGAAGTAGCAGATGAGTAAAGAACAATATAATTTAAGCAAACAAACAAACTATCTAAAACGTACAATGTTTTTAGACCCGGAAGGCCCTGTAACAGTACAACGATTTGAAGAAGTTAAGTATCCAAGACTTGCTAAGTACGAAGAAACAGCACGTGGATTCTTTTGGGTTCCAGAAGAAATAAGTTTAACAAAAGATAAGATTGACCACAAGGATAGTAGTGATGCCATTAAGCATATCTTTACTAGTAACTTATTGAGGCAAACTGCGTTGGATTCTATACAGGGTCGTGCACCAAGTCAAGTATTCAGCCCAGTCATCAGTATTCCAGAACTTGAAGCATTAGTTAGTAATTGGAGTTTCTTTGAAACTAATATACACTCAAAATCTTACAGTCATATTATTAGGAACGTATATGGTGTTCCTAAAGAAGAATTTAATAAAATTCACGATACCAAAGAAATAGTAGAAATGTCTGCTAGTGTAGGTAGATACTATGATGAATTGCATCAATTAAATTGTTTAAAAGAATCTGACCCAAGTAAAGTGGGACATATGGAACACATTAAAGCAATATGGATGGCATTGAATGCCAGTTACGCACTAGAAGCATTACGCTTCATGGTAAGTTTTGCAACAAGTCTTGCTATGGTAGAGAACAAGATTTACATTGGTAACGGAAACATTATCTCCTTGATCCTGCAAGATGAGTTGCTTCATACAGAGTGGACTGCATGGTTGATTAACAATGTAGTTAAAGATGATCCACGATTTGTTATTGCTAAACAAGAATGCGAACGTGAAGTATATGAACTATATATGGATGTTATCCGTGAAGAAAAAGAATGGGCACACTATCTATTCAGTAAAGGTGTTGTTATTGGTTTAAATGCAGATATACTTTCAGATTTTGTAGACTATACTGCATTTAGTAGACTGAAAGATATTGGTATTAAATACAATGAAAATCATCCAAAACATAGCCCTATCCCGTGGTTCAATAAACACGTGAATATCAACAAGAAACAATCAGCACTACAAGAAACAGAAAGTACCAACTATGTTATTGGCGTTATGTCAGATGTAGTTGAGTACGATGAATTACCAGTATTATAAGGAAATAAGATGAAAGCTATTGTATGGAGTAAGTACCACTGCCCTTATTGCGACCAAGCAAAGGCATTGTTAACTAGCAAAGGTATCCAATTTGAAGAAAAGAAAATTGGAGATGGATACACCAAAGAAGAATTACTAGAGGCAGTTCCAAATGCCCGAACAGTACCGCAGATTTTCCTAGACGGAGAATTAATCGGAGGGTTCACCGAACTCAGAACAAAATTAACAGAAAGCGTATAATGGAAGTTGGAAAAGTATATACATTTAAATTAAATAGCGGTGAAGAACTAATCGCTAAAGTTACAGGACTAAACAACGGTGACGGTTATTTGACAATAACTGAACCAGTAAGTATTGCACCCGGACAAAAGGGAATGCAAATGATTCCTAGCATGTTTACCGCAGAACCAGGTGGAGATGTTACACTAAATACTAATAGCGTTTCCGTTTTTGCTATCACAGAAGATAGCATTAAGATGAAATACATTGAGGCTACTACTGGGATTCAACTTCCAGAAAAGAAAATTATATTAGGATAAAATGCCAAAATTAAGTCGTAAAGGTGATAAAAATCAAACAGGTGGTGCGATAATACGTGGAGCCGGAACTGTTATTGCCAACGGCATTAATGTGGGATTGCATGTTAGTACAATGACACCACATGCCCCATTTGGTCCTCCCCACCCCCCGCATGCAGCCGCAACAACTACCGAAGGTAGCCCTACAGTATTTGCTGAGGGATCACCGGTATTAAGAGTAGGATCAGGAAATAGTTGTGGACATAGCATAGTTGAAGGCAGCCCTAACGTAGTTGTCCCATGAGTTATACCCCGTTAAAAATTAATGCAATGGGTTCTCTGTTGCAAGATGTAGGTCTATATATAAATCCTAATGCACAGTCGTACATGGGTACCAGTACGTCAGTTACTAATTATACCCCGGGCACAATAATAGATACTACAGTACTATCCACTATTACTAACGCTATGAATGTAGCATTCCCGTTGATTAACGCAGGCATCACTCAGGGTGAGTATAACAATCTTATAAGCATAGGTTCTACTACAATACCTGCACTAGGTAACGCTAAACCTAGCGCATATATTAATGCATATACTGGGCAGAATACTCGTCACGGATTCTTACGACTAATTGCATGGCAAGCACATAAAGACTTTTACATCAACAACGGTAGTTACAGTGATTTTTTAGCAACATTTAATGCAATGCACGGTAGAAAAACTCAGATGAATGAGACTATTAAAGCATTGAACAATTCATTAACATTTTTAGATGGCATCTATAGTAACATGAATGACTTGATTACTGCTGATATAGCCGGTATCAATCTAAGTACATTCTATTGGGGACAAGATTTAATTGCTGTGGGCAAAGCAATAGATTTGAAATATATCTCAACGTTTGGTAATCCAGATGACTTGTTAAGAACACTGTACAAGAATGGTGCAATCACACAGTCTATTAATTTAGGTTTGCTAAGTGCCGGAATGACTTCTAACGATATTAATAATATATTCAATGGCACACCCGCAACACCAGAGCAACAAAAATATATATATGCTACATTTTGTTTGATTATTAATGATGACTTGACTGATGTATTGACTCCGTTAAATTGTCAAACTACAGGACTAATGATGTTAGCAGATTTATTAGACCCTAAGAAGTTGTTTCCAAATAGTTATCAATCATTAACTACCCCGGTATTCAATGGGACACCCTTACCAACTAATAGCAAAACATACTATTTGATTTATAAAAATGGTACAATAGATGCGGTACCGGGATTGAATATAGGTGAAAGATTACAAAACATTATACCACCTGAACTATCATATTCATGCGATGCATTTAGTAGAGCCATGATGCAGGTTCGCAATATTCAAAATATGGATATAGAGAAATTCAGTCAGGTTGTATTCAATTTGGAAAACGTTAACGGTTTGGGTGTAGGTGGAACGAATATCCCGACTAACACAGAGTTAGCAAATGTTGCTATAAATGCAGTGGCAAAAGGATCCGGCACTAACGGATTATATACAATGTGCGACTTCTTTGGAAGCATGACGGATATACACTATGATTGGGCTGAGTTACAAACACAGATTAGAGCATTGCAGTCTACTAATTTGTTTGCTATTTACAATAATATCAATAGCTTGTTGGGTGGGTTTGGACCATATGGTTCATTGCAAACATTGATTGATTCTGCTAATGCTGAAATATATAGTATAATGATTGCTAATCCTACCCTAGCTACTAAGTTGAACTCATTGTATAGTAGCTTTGGTGAGTATATAGCAAAAGAAGAAAACGCTAGATTATTAGCATTGAGTACAATTGATGACCTAACAAGTACTACTAGTGATACAATAAACTTTATTGATAGTTTATCTCAATACGCCACAGAGACAGAAATTAAAGAATCTGCATTAGTTATAGAAAATATATCTGATACAGCAACTGTAGGAGGAAACAGTATAATAGCGTCTATGCGTGAAGCACGGAATGCAAAGCGATTAGGTCTTACTGGAGCAGAATTAGATAATGATGTGAATCTTACATCTGATTTAGTATTACCGAGAGTAACCGGAGAAACATTAGGAAATTCTCCAATTGAAGGTTACAATAACTGTAGCAATTTAAGCAATGTACCTATCATAACAGGCGCGGCTACAGTCCCGGGAAGTCTAGCAGGATCTTCCCAAACAACGTTGATACCAGATAACCTTAGTATTCTTATTGAACCAGGTTGTGCTACGGTATTGACACCAACCGAAGCAATTGCTGATGTAGTATTGTGCAATTGTGACTGTTGGGAAAACTTATGATTAGTTAACAACTATCAT